GGCGGCGTTTCCACCGTGGTGGTTGCGGGCGGCGACGCGGCGGGCGGCGCCGAAGGGGCTGCCGGGGTTTCCGGCGTCGTCTCGGTCATGGGGGGTTCCTCATTATCCAGGGCAGGTTCAATGGCGAAGGACGGCGCGCCCTGCGGCGCCGCGCCTCGTACTTGCGCATCCCGATCAACGGGGATGGGCACGATCGAAATCTCAAAAGGTTCCCAATCCACGGCGCGGTAGATCATCTCGCCGCTCACCGGATCGGGGCGCTGGTCATAGCGATGCACGCGATAGCCGATGCTGACCGCGCGCAGCGTGCCATCGGCAATGCGCTGCCAGAGCGGTTCCACATCAGCAGCGCCAGAAAATTGCAGCCGCGCATGGCCGCGCCCGCCTTCAAGCCGGGCGGCAATCACACGGCCCAGCACATCGCGCGCATCGCTGCTGCGATGGGTATTCAGCACAGGCGCATTGCCGGAGCCGAGCTGCGCCATGCGGACCGCATTGGGCGACATGTCCAGCTCCTCGGTAATGCCACCGAGTGATGGGACAAAGTTGCGCGCCCGCGCGCCGGTGGACCAGACGACCTCAACGGTGCGCGCGGCACGATCGACGGTGGCCGGTGCCGTGATGGCACGGCGGGCGGTGATCGATTGCCCATTGGAGGGAAGTCGATCGGGCAAAGCGGGATCAACCGGCGCGGGATCGCTCCCGCCCGGGTCGGTGGTTTCGGTCATGGGGAGCCCTATGCTGTGGGGGTATCTGGCGGCGTTGGTGCAGCCGCCCCGGCCGCACCTGTGGCCGCAATTTCCACTGCCGCCATTTGCGCTGCGTCCTGCGCGCCGCCGGATTTGGCGACACGGCGCGGATCGGTATCAAGCGAGATGCCCGCCGCATCGAGCGCGGCATTAGCTTCGCGGATCATCTCGACCGCCGAACGGAAATCATAGCCAAAGGCACCGGCGGCTTCCGGCTGCGGCACAAAGCCCGCGCGCACCTGGGCGATCAAAGCCGTGGTGTCCTTGAGCGGGTCGATCATCTCATGCGCTGGCGGGACATGCGCCACACCTTTCGGCATCGCATCCGCCCAAAGGCCGAGCAGCGCGCCTTGGGCGTGAAAGCGCTCGGCGATGGGCCGCACCAGCATCGGGATCAGCATGCCGTATTGCATCTGTTCGCAGAGCCGGCGGAATTCGATCTTGCCGGCGCGCAGGCTGGAGTAATTCGCCTGGGTCAGATCGCCGGAGACCTGGTCGTAGGTGAGGCCCGCGCCGACAGCAGCGGCTTCAAGCGAGCGTCGCGCAAAGGCGGTATGCGATCCACCGCCGGAGGGGTTGACCACGCTTACATCACCCTGGCCACGCCGGTAGAGGATCATCCCAGGCTCAAAGCTTTCCACCGCGCGGCCTTGTGCGTCGCGCAGCAGGCCAGGATTGGCGTCGCTCGGTTTGGTCAGCGTTTCCTCGCCGTCATCCGTCACCACGGCGGCGAGGCAGGCCTCGATCTTGGCCTTCATCAGCAGCGCGGCTTCGTAATCACCAAGGTCGCGCAGCCGCAGCAGTACGGGCGCGAGCCAGGAGACATCGCGTAATTGCCCAGGCCGCCGCTTGCGGAACACATGCAGCACATCGCGCGCGGGGATGAAATCACTCGCCAGCCGCGCGCCAGGCAGCATCCATGCGCCGGGATGCGTCGGGAAAAGCCAATAGCCAATCGGCTCGCCAAAATTCCCAAGTGCGATGCCCTGGATGGTCGGCGCGCCATTCACCACGCCATTGCGCGCCGTATCCAGATGATCGCTTTCCAGCACCTGCAAGCTGAGGCCGATCGGGTTCCGCGGCGATCTCGGGACGGTCAGCAGCCGGATGAAGCATTCACCGCTTTCGACGACGGCACGCATGGCCAGCGCCTGCAGGCCGTAGAGATCGAGTTTGCCCTCAGCATCGCAGGCGGTGCTTTCCGCCCAGGCCTGCCAGGCATTGCGATGCGCGGTTTCAGGCCAGCGCGTCGTGATGCCAGCTCCGACCGCGTTGCCGGTCCAAAGATCGACAATGCGTGCGGCATAGGAGTCATTGCGCACCGCATCGCGCGCGCGCCTTGCGACGCTGGCGGCGGCCATGCCGACCTCGCCATTCGCGCTGCCGCCCGAGGGCGACCAGGTCGAGGCACGGTTCTCCTGCGCGGCCGCATAGCCCCGGAAGGCATTCCAAGCGGCGCGCAGGTGGAACTTCATTCGGCGGGTGCCTCGGTTACTGCATCAAGCAGCGCGCCGGCGGCGTCGGCCATCGGGCCATGGCAGGCGGTGCGATCGGCCGCGACCCAGGCGAGCGCAAGGCTTGCTGCCTCGGGCGGCGAGAGTTCCTTCTCCCAGGCGATCTGACGCAGCCGGGCGAAGGCGCGGAAGGCCTCCTCCGGCACGCCAAGCGCTGCCGCCAGCGTGGCGGGTTGCCAGTGTTGGGTATGGGGCATGGTGATTTCCATGAATTTTGTGGATAGCCGGACCATCGGCACGCTATGCAAGGAGCAGTTCTGGTTTGGCTTCTCTGGGGAATGGAATGGCGGCAAAAGTCACAGCCAAGGGTCAGGTGACTATTCCAAAGAAGATCCGCGATCTGCTTGGCATTCAGGCAGGCAGCAAGGTTGCTTTTACGCTTGCTGAGGATGGTCGCGTCAACCTCAGCAAGATTGATAAGGAAAGCGCTTCCGGCGGGCAGCCCAACCGTTTTGCCGTTCTGCGTGGCAGTAGCAGCTCCGGCATGAGTACGGAGGAAATCATGGCACTAACGCGGGGTGAGAATTGACGTCACGCGGGCGCCCTTGATTCTTCACCCCAAACGAGAAAATTGTACCAGCGTCACGCCCGGCCGCCGCGCAGTGGCACTCTCGGCGCCGCAAAGCGCTGCCATGGCGCGGCCCAATTCATCCAGGCTGCGGTATTCCACGGTGCGGCCTTCGAAGGTCACGCGTGTGACGCCGCCGGTATAGGCGGCGACCAGCACAGCAGCGCGGCTACCCGCAGGCTGCGCCAGCGCCCAGGCGAGGGTGGCGGGGTCCAAGGCTGATCACCCGCCCGCGCCGCGCGCGAGGGCGCGCAGGATAGGCAGGATCTGCGCCCCACCTGCACCAAGCGCGACCAGCACCGCGACGATGCCCCAGATCGCGCCCTCAATCCGGCGTGTCTGCTTGCGCAGGCCACAGATTTCCTCGCGCACCGCCGTGTAGCGCTCGGCACAGCGCTCGACATGCAGCGACAGATCCTCGCGCTCACGCGCGTGGAGTTCACCGTTACTCATGATTTCCTCGCTGTTAAAAAGTTTACCGAACCGGGCGTCGGGGAAAGGCGCTTCTACCTTTCCAAAGATCTGCCCTGAAGCTCGCGATGTTTCACGCGAACGCAGCCACCGTCATTCCGTTACAAGTGGCGGCCTACATCCATGCGCTGATGCAGCACTCGAACCACAATAAGTTCTCTCTCGGTTAGGCGGAAGAATATGAGATGGGAGCCGACCGCGTATTTGAAGTAGTCGTCCCGAATATCGACAATCCGTCCGGTTTTTCTGCCTGTCGCCAGATCATCGAAAGCATCGACGATGGCGGCGTGGTAGCCGTCCGCCTGCTCAATCGACCAATTTTTGTATGTGTAGAGCCAGATTTCTTCGAGGTCCGCTTCCGCCCTGGGTGACAGCAAACAAGCCCGGGGTTTACCTGGCATGTTTGCTGCGCATGCGCTTGAGGAACGCGCCATTGTCAAATGGTACGGGCTTGCCGGATTCCTCACCGACAATGAGTGCTTCCTGAAGGGCCTTCACCTTGGCCTCATGCTCCTCCAACAAACGGAGGCCCGCCCGCACCACATCGCTGGCAGAGCCATAGCGGCCCGATTGAACCTGCACATCGATGAAGTTGGCGAAATGGTCGCCGATTGAGACTGACGTATTGCGCGCCATGACCTACCTCCTGGCTAGTGCCAAGATATACCAATTTTTGGTATCGCTGGCCACCCCTTTCTTGCTGCATGGAGGTCTCGGCGTCCCGAAAGTCATCACCGCAGCCACCCGTCACGCGGCGCCAGCCAGCCGGGCCGGCGTATCAGTGGCGCTGGTTCAGGGTTCGGCGGCGCGACCGGAACGGCAGTCTCTACCGCTTGGCTTTCCACCGGCGCATTCGCGATGTCCTCACGCAGCCTGTGCCAAAACCGCTCACCATACCGATCCGCGCCCAGCAACCACAGCGCCGCGCGCGCCAAGACCGCGCAATCCAGCGCCTCATTCCTGTCCCGCAGCTTCGCCCATTCCTGGCGCACAAAGCCGCGCCGATCCTTCACTTGGTGCAGGCGCTCCGCCACCAACTGCTTGACCCATTCAACCTCAATCCCCTGCGGCAAATGCACCCAGCCGGGCGGGAATTCCGCCGCCTCCCCACGCCCGAGCCAAAGCCGGCGATAAAGATCAACCTTCCAGGTCGAAACCGACACGGTCCAAAGCTTCAGGCCACGCCGCAGCTTCCGCCCATCCACCAGCGCATCAACGGGCGTTGGGCCCTGCACCGGTTGCGCGCGGTTCCAACCATCAACCCCCTTGGTCGGCGCAATGCGCGGGTCGCGCAGGCGCCGCAGATGGCCATAAACAGCCGCCGTATCGCGCCCGCCCGTGTCAACGCACGCCTTGGCAATGCGGATCGCGCCGCCATTCGCCCGCGGCCAATCGCGCGCGAGAAGGTCTGCCAGCGCATCCCAGGGCGCGCGTTCACGCGGGCTGCCTGCAATGACGATGTGATCCACAAGCCAGGAGGAATAACCTTCTGCCCAGGCCCAGATATCGCATTCCAGCCGGTCATCCTGCACATCGACGCCCGCCGTCAGCACCAGAGCGTCATGCGGCACCACGCCAAGACGGAAATCCTCGCGCCGTTCCACCAGGCGTTCCCAATCCGGTGCCTCACCACGATCCTGCAAGGTCTCGCCGAGTACGGTGTTTCGGAAGGTTTTTAGATCCTCGGCCTTGCCCTGCGCGGCTTCCCAATCGCGCGCGATCTGCTCCCAGGACAGCCAGCCGACCGGCGAATACAGCGCCGAGATGT